TATCAACAACCAGTATATTTCTCCTGTTGATATTGTTGCAAAAGAGTTTATCCACCTATTCGACGCAGCGAGACTTGACGAATATCGTGGGCGGAGTGCTTTCGCTACTGCGTTAAACGCAACGCGCGACTTGCAGGAGGCGATAAAAGCCGAGGTGCAAGCGATCAAATACGCTTCGTATCAGTCCGGAGTCATCACCACCGAATCAGGCGCAGCCGACGCAGGCGACTACTTCGCACGCGGCAACTCAAACGATCAAGGGCAGGTCGCACGCCTCCAGTCACTAGACCCAGGAACGGTCAACTATCTATCCGCAGGCGAGAAGATGGAGATGTTCAAGAGCGACAGACCGACCGGAGCATTCGGAGAGTTCATCCGCTTGGTGCAGGCTCACATTTGCATGGCAGTCGGCTTGCCCTACGGCTTCGCGTTCGACGCAGACAAGAGCGGGCCAATGGCTCGCATGGAGGCGGCGATGGCCGAGAGAACGTTCCTTCGGTGGCGTGGACTCTTGGAAGGTCAATTTCTAAACCGCATCAAGAATGTTATCCTTCTTGACGCCGCTTCGCGCGGACTCATTCCAGATTCCGAATACCTGCTTGATGGTCGCTGGTGCTGGCCTGCCAAGGTTTCGATTGACTATGGACGCGAAGCACGCGCAGACATCGAGCTTTGGAAAGCTGGCTTGAAGACAGCAGGACAAATTTACTCCGACATGGGCGAGGACTACGAAGAAGCACTTCGCGCAAGAGCGAAGGAGGCCGCGATGATCGTCGCGCTCGGCACAGAAATGGATATTCCATCCGAATATATTTCAGATTCTATCATTCCCATTCAAGCCGCCGCTCCGGTTGCCGCACCTATCGCCGCGCCTATCACGCAAGAAGAGCCGCAACCTGAGCCACCACAAGAACAACTAAAACAAACCGATCTCGCGGACGAGAACAAGCCAAGCAAGGGCATGGTAGAAGAGGCGCTAAAGGGATTAAAGTGGCGCGAAGAATACAACCGAGGCGGGACAGCGGTCGGAGTTGCACGCGCTCGCGACATTTCGAACGGCAAGAACTTGTCCGACGACACCGTTAAGCGAATGCACTCGTTTTTCTCTCGGCACGGAGTCGATAAAAAAGGCCAAGGCTTCACTCCAGATGAAGACGGCTTCCCATCCGCAGGCCGCATTGCATGGGCTTTGTGGGGCGGAGACGCAGGGCAAGTATGGGCCGCCGATAAGGTCAAAGGAATGCAGGCATCGCAGCCCGAACAAATGAAAGTATCGCTTGCCGTCCGCGATACGTTTGGACGCATCACCGGCTTTGAAACAAAGCACGAACTCGTTATGCCGACGCCAGAAAAAGACGAAGAACAAGACGACTTTATTGGCCGCTGCATGATCAGCGGAACGATGACGAGCGAATATCCGGACGAGAGCCAACGCACCGCCGTGTGCATGGCACAATGGGAGAAGAAATAAATGATAACACACGGAATTGCACTCGAAGCAAAAAAGGCACTCATCACGGGCGTCCATCAACCCGGCGACGAATATCGGATCGCGCTTTACAGCGCATCGGCAAAGATCGGGCCGACGACAAAAGCCTATACAACCGAAGGCGAGATAAAGGGAATGGGCTACACCGCAGGGGGCGTAGCACTCAAGGGACATCGCACGGGCATCATCGGCAAAAATGCCTTTATAACATTTGATGACGTTGTCCTAAAATCCGCAACATTCGCCGCAGGTGGCGCGATGATCTACAACGCTAGTAAAGGCAACGCAACACTTTGCGTTCTCAACCTAGGCGGAGAGCGCCATGTATTCGACGGCGCATTTGAACTCAAGTTCCCCAAGCCAACCGAAACCAGCGCACTCATTCTTTTAGCTTAAATATGAAACCAACAAATCCAATTATTATCGACGGCGAAACCTACGACATCTACACGATCAATCTCGCGATCACGTCTGTTGTAAATCCAGACGCAAGCGAAGATGCGAACGTGGCAATGCGCCTTGTGCCTACGCGAATCGCGAATGGCGAAGTCATTCTTGCAAACGACTACGCACGCACGATGGCACTCGGTAGCGTCGAGAATGTTGATCAACCCACCAAGACCGCCGTTGCTCAAATTTCTGCAAGCATCCAAGAATTTATTTACGCGAAGGGGCTTTAAGCGATGGCACTTATTCTTTCGGCGGCAACAGGCAATTTCAACGCTGGCGCAACTTGGGTCGGTGGAGTCGTGCCGGGAGTCGGAGACGAAGCTCGCGCCTCCACGGGTCACACGATCACCATCACCGCGAATGCGACTTGCACAGAGTTGAGTAACGCAGGCACAGGAACATACGTTCTCAACAACGGCGTGACTTTGACGGCAAACGTGACACACAAAAGCTTGACCTCTTCTACCCTACTGACTTTTTCCGCTGCTTCGCCAGCAACGGCAAGCATTGTCGGAAACATAACCGCAGGGGCGGTAATAAGTGGCATTGCGGTAGTCAATAGTTCGACAGGAACTTTGACAGTTACTGGAAATCTTTTAGCCGGTAGCGTAGGTGGTGGCTCTGGCTGTATCGCCGTTAATAACACCAGCACAGGAGTTGTTAATATAACGGGCAATGCTACCGGAGGAAGTGCAGGCAATGCACATGGCGCGCAGAATGGAGCTGGCACTCTAACCATTACCGGCAACGCGACAGGCGGGAGTATAAATGCCGCAAATGGAGTAAACAATAATAGCATTGGAATACTGAATTTAATTGGAACCGCTACTGGTGGAAGCACTGCGGCTGCGTACGGGGCAAACAACATAAGTACAGGTCAATTAAACATCACGGGAACAGCTATTGGCGGGATAGCCGGAACTGGCGCAAACAATACTTCGAGCGGAACGCTCAATTTGACTCGCGCAAAAGGGAACGCATTCGGAATCGGATCGGTTGGGTTGTCCTCTGCCGTCGGCGTAAGCTCGGCGCAGGCCAGCATCACAAAAGTTGAGGAAATCGAATACGGCTCTCTCGGTCAGTCGCCAACAAGCGGCCCGACTTATTTAACGTCGCAGCTATCGAACGTCGCAGTCTTCGTAAACTACCCAACCGGCAGCAAGACACTTTCAGACCCGAACAACACCGCTGGGCTATCGCCAGCCGACACAGATGTGCGATCTGGCGTCGTATATAATAACGGCAACGACACAGGCGTTGCATATATTCCAGCCGCAGGATCAGTTGCATTCGGCGTGCCGGTCGATAATACAACAGGAACGGCAACACTCACCGCTGCCGACGTCCGCGCCGCTCTGGGCATGGCATCAGCTAACCTCGATACGCAACTCTCTACAATTTCAACAAAGGCATCGGAGGTTCACGCAATCCACGGCCTCGACCTTGCCAATGCGCTCACCGTCACGCCTACTAGCAGGACATCGGGCGCGATCACTCAAGCGATCACCGGAGACGGAACAACGAACACCGTAGTAACGAGGATCTAAGCGGATGTTAGCTTCCCTGCTCATCGCAACGCAGGGCTTAATGCCAAGCCCAACGCCGCTATCCATCGGCGTGCAGGGCTTGCTATACGTTTCAGTTGTTCCGCCTGTCCCTATTGCTCCCACCGATCTGCCAGGGGGCGGAGGACGAGGACGCGAAGAGCGCAAGGTCACGGTCAAAGTTCGCGGAAACCGTCTTATTTTCTCGGTCGCGAATGTCGAAGCGTGCGCCGGTTCGCGCATTCAAATTGTAGGTTCGTCTTGCTTCTCGAATGCTGGCGAGGCAGGGCTTTCGATCAGCGCAAAAACAATGGTGCTCGGTAGTCGCAACCATGCGGGAGTGAGTCGCGCAGGGCTTTCAATTTCCAGCACGTTCAACGTCATCGGTTGCGAAGAGGAAAATGAACTTGAAGTTTATTTAATGGCTCAAGCGGCGATGGCATTGATGGATGACTAATTGACATCCGCGCCTTCGCATGGATGTCATCGAAGGAGTCTCAATCATTTCAATAGGCGAAGCGAAGGGCCACGGTCTCTACGTTGACGAAACAACTTTGATGCAAGTCAAAGAATGCGCCGAAAGCTACAAAGGCGGCGTCAAGGTCAATCTCGACCACGGTGCAGGGATCAAAGACATCGTCGGATTCGTAAACAATTTCCGCATCGTCGGCAAACAACTCTTGGGCGATCTCAACCTTCTCGAAACATCGCCCATGCGCGACTACGTCCTGGAGATTTCAAGCAAACTGCCGGACACATTCGGTATCAGCATCGCGTTTACAGGGCCGATCCGCGAAGTGGAAGGGCTAGCCTTCGCAAGTTGCACCGAACTCTACAGCGCCGATCTCGTGCAAACACCAGCCGCAAATGCGACCGGCT